AATTACGGATATATTTCTCCATCAGATTTCAATTTATTTGCAGCTAATGCGCAAATGGAACTATATGAAGAGTATTTTAGCAGTTATAATAAAGTAATAAATGCTGAAAATTCTCGTGGTTCAGGTACAGATTATGCAGATGTAGAATCTCCAATAGCAGAAACTTTAGAAACTTTTTTAGTTACTAATTATTTGTCTAATGTTTCAGCAAATTCATATTCAGCTCCTTCTCTTACGACTACAGGTAACACTGCTTATTATATATTAAAATTATTATGCCATCCAACTGTTTTAGCATCCGGTACTAATACATCGGTATTAGCACTTAATCTTGTTAATTCAGCTGCATCATTTTCAAGTACTGTTATATCTCAAGGAGATATAGTTGTAAATACCACTACAAATGCTATTGCTAAGGTTGTATCTGTGGTATCTGCTACTACTATACTTTTAGATGCTAATATATTTTTAGCTATAGGGAATGGTTATAAGATAATTTCATCTACTGCAAAAGAAGCTGATAAAGTTAGTGTAGGTAAGATAACAATGTTAAACAACTCTCCTCTTACTCAACCAAATAATATATATCCTTCATATACATTAGAAGGGGATAGAATAAAATTATATCCTACTACTATAAACTCTTATGGGCAACTTGAGGCTGTATACTTTAGACATCCTTTAACACCAAAATGGACATATATTACATTGGCAAGTGGAGAACCTGTATTTGACCAATCACAATCTGACTACCAAGACTTTGAATTACCTCAAGAAGATGGTTATAAATTAGTAACTAAAATACTTGAATATTGTGGTATGTCAATACGTGAAATGGAAGTGGTACAATTTGGTATGACTCAACAAGCACACGAACAACCTACATTCAGCATTCAACAATAAAATTAAAAAACTATGGCATATTTATCACAGTATGAATATTACGAAAATAATGGTAATCAACCTCAAAATGCAAATTGGGGTTCTTACCAATATGTTAGTCTTGAAGACATTGTAACAAATTATTTGTTAATGTATTACGGAAACCATTCATTAGTAAATAACGAAGAACGTTACAAGGTTATATTTCACGCAAAACGTGCTATTCAAGAATTAAACTATGATGCGTTTAAAGAAATTAAAGTATTAGAATTAAGTGTTACTGATACTTTAAGATTTATCTTACCTTCAGATTATGTGAATTGGGTAAGAATTTCTATGTACAAAGATGGTTGGTTAAGACCATTAACTGAGAATATTCAAACACTTTCTTCAAATGCTTATTTACAAGACCAACAAGGTAATATATTATTTGACCAAAATGGAAATATACTTCAACCTCAATACTCTGATATTGATTATGACAGACTTCATAAACTTAAAAAGAGTATCTACTTAAATAGAGGTAATCCTTTTGATGGTATGGCAGGTTGGAACTACAATGGCAATTGGTATTTTGAAATGGCTATTGGAACTCATTTTGGTTTAAACACAGAAACAGCTAACTTTAACCCGACATTCAATGTTGATAAGAAAGCAGGAGTAATAAACTTTGATTCAAGTATGGCAGGAGAATTATGTATACTTGAATACATATCTGATGGTATGGAAGGAGGAGATGATTCTTCAATTACTGTAAATAAATTATTTGAAAAATATATTTATGCTTATATTACTTACGAAATTTTAAACTCAAAATTTGGAGTTCAAGAGTATGTAGTAGCTCGTGCAAGAAAAGAAAAAGCAGCATTATTAAGAAACGCAAAAATAAGAATAAGCAATATTCATCCGGGAAGACTCTTAATGAATTTAAGAGGAATGGATAAGATAATCAAATAGTATGGCAAATATCACAAGAAATTTTATATCGGGGAGAATGAATAAAGTAGTCGACCAACGACTGCTTCCTGATGGAGAATATGTTGACGCTATGAACGTCAGAATGGGGTCTACTGAGAAGTCTGAATTAGGAGTTCTTACAAATACTAAAGGTAATTTACCATTAACTTCATTAGCATATATTGATGGAACACCATTAAGTTCAGATGCGAGATGTATTGGTGCTATTGAAGATAGTGCTAATGAGACTATTTATTGGTTTGTACACGACTCAAATTTTTCAGTAGGAGCTACAGGAAAGCTTGATTTAATAGTGTCTTTTAATGTAAATACAAACGTATTAACTTATCATATTATAAGTATAGATGATGGAGGTGGTGTAGACACTACTCTTAATTTTAATCCTGCATATCTTATAACAGGAGTTAATATTATAGAGAATTTGTTGTTTTTTACAGACGATTATAATCCTCCGAGACAAATTGATATAACAAAAAATTATGCTAATCCAATATCAAATATAGACCAATTTAGTGCAGAGTCTATACTTGTTATTAAAAGACCTCCAACACAATCTCCTACAGTACAGCTTATAACAACAAGCGGTCAAGAGAATTACTTGCAAGATAGATTTATTTGTTTTGCATATAGATACCAATATGCCAACGGAGAATACTCAGCTACATCTCAGTGGTCTGATATTGCATTCATACCTAATCCTTTTGAGTTTAGTATTAATAGTATGCTTAATGAAGGTATGACTAACTTCTGTAATACTGCAATTGTTAGTTATAATTCAGGAGGACCTTTAGTGGTTGGTATTGATTTATTATTTAAAGAGTCAAATAAAAATATTATTAAGATTATTGAGAAAATAAACAAAGCAGATTTAGGTCTTGCTGACAATCAAGTTTATCAATTTTCTTTTAACAATAGTAAAATATTTACAGTTTTAAGTGAAGCTGAAATACTTAGACTTTACGACAATGTACCTCTTTTTGCTAAAGCCCAAACAATTATGGGTAATAGATTAATGTATGGTAATTATGTTGAAGGTTATGATTTGGTTGATAAAAATGGACAGCCTATAAAATTCGAATACAATGCTAATTTTATAACTGAAGAAATAGGATTAATTAATGTTCCTGATAATACACAAACAGGTGCTTATGAAATAAATGGTCCATTATCTATTCCTGATTCTGTAGTTTATATAGATTTAGCAGGAGCTAATCTTGTAGCAGGGTCTTTTATTACATTAGATATAACAATTACTCATAATTCATTTTCAGGAACGCTTGCCTATCCTGCTGAAACATCAGATGATATACAAGTTACATTTAATTTTTTCTTAAATGCAAATTATTCTTCTGTATATGCTTTAGCTTCAAGTGTTGAATTTCAAGAGGTTGTAGGAACTGCTGCTAATATATTACCTGTATATGACCCAACTCCGGGAGCTGAAACATCTTGTGATGGTACTACTTTTACAGATAATATAAACTGTCTTTTACCAAATAACTTAGATGCATTACAGAAGGTAGGAAGTGGTATTACAGGAATAAACCAACCTATAAAAATAATAACAAGTCCTTCGAGCACGCAAATTGGTTTTCAATTATGTGCAATGAAATATGTAGACAATCCAACTACACCAACAGGATTTGTTTATGAATACTATAGTATAATTTATGCAGATGCTGCATTTCAAGAGATAGGTAATCCTCGAAGTTTACATAGTAATAGAGGTTATGAAATAGGTATTGTTTATATGGATGATTTTAATAGAGCTTCTACAGCTTTAGTTAGTCCTAATAATGCTGTTCACATCCCTTGTGGTTTTTCTGCAAATAAAAACTCAATACGAGTAACAATACCTCCTACTCAAAGAGCTCCTTATTGGGCCACTCGATACAAGTTTGTTATTAAGCCTGATGAAGAAAATTATGAGACTATATACTCTAATTTATTCTTTACAGACCCTGATACAAATTCAGTATGGTTTTTATTGGAGGGAGAAAATATGCAAAAGGTTGAAATTGGAGATAGACTTATAGTTAAAGCAGATAGTAATGGTCCTAAATCAAATTGTGCTTATGCTACAGTTTTAGAAAAAACAGCACAGGCTTCAGGATTTATAGTTCCTGTTGGATATGATATAACTGTTCCTGCGGGATTATATATTAAAATTAACCCAAATAGCTTTTCTGCAGTTCTTGACCCTGATGCTATTATTAAAATAGCTGCTCAAGAAGATTGTGCTCCAAAAGGAGGTAATTATTCTATATCAAGACAAACAGTAAATATAAATAGAGGTGTAGGTTTTGACCCTTTACATCCAACTTGGGCGTATGAGGATTATACTATTCCTGCGGGAAGTATTATTACTTTAAATTTTAATTGGCATAGAGAAGGTACAGGAGGTTCTTGTGAACGTTTAGGGTATTCTTTCCAAAGAAGACTTACTGCTTCTGCTAATTATGATAATATAATGGATTGGTGGAATGGAGATAATGTAGGAGAATTATTAAATACAGGTTATTCAGAAGATGGGGATACAAGTCTACAATATATACCAACTGTTGGATATTTGAATCAAAATGATATGTTTACAATGTATCTTCAGTTTGATAGAATTGTATCTACAAATGAATTACTTCTTCAATATTCTACAGGTAAAAGTTGTACAGGACTTGATAAACCTAATAGAAGAAAATATTGTGTTACAACAGGTATTGAAGTTCTTAGAGCAGTTGATTTAATGATATTTGAAACCGAACCATCTGATGCTTTACCTGATGTATTTTTTGAAAACAATTTGTCTTTCGGAATTGACTCAAATGGAAACCATTTAGGTAATGTTCAAAATCAAACTACTTCAGTTCCTGCTATTGTAGATACTGAGTTCTTTAATTGCTTTACTTTTGGTAATGGTGCTGAAAGTTATAAAGTTAGAGATTCTTTGATTGGAAGGTCTTTTAATTTAGGAGAAAGAGTAACTACAGTTGCAGAACAAGACTACGAAGAAGTAGATAGATTTGCAGATATTACTTATAGTGGAAACTATAATAGAGAAACAAACGTAAATAGACTTAACGAGTTTAATAAAGGTTTGATTAACTATAAAAACTGTGAGGCTTCTTTTGGTGGTATATATATAATGGATGCAAGGGAGACTGATGTATTGGTTCTTCAAGAAGACAAAATATCTTACGTTTTAGCAGGTAAAAACTTACTATCTGATGCAAGTGCAGGAAATATAATTTCAGCCACTCCTGAGGTATTAGGAACTCAAATAGCTCGTACTGAAAAGTACGGTATTAGTTTTAATGCTGAAAGCTATATTCAGTGGGGTTACGATAGATTCTTTACTGATGTAAAACGTGGTGCTGTAATTCAAATAAAAGGAGATTCAGGACCTACTGACGAATTAGTAGTAATATCTGACCAAAATATGAGAACTTGGTTTAGAGATGAATTTAACCTATCTTTCAATACTCAAAAACTTGGAGGTTATGACCCTTATATGAATGAGTATGTATTATCCACAAATAATAGATTACTTCCTGTAAATCCTCAATGTTTGAATTGTGGAACAAATCAAACATTTACATTATCTATTGGAGAGGAATCATCTAAGGAATTTACATATTGTGTTGATTTAGGTCCTCTTGTAGGAACAACTGAAGTTAGTTGGGTATTTACAAGTATTGAGTCAGGAGCTACTTTAGATGTTGAAATTAATTATGACGGAACTGTAGTTAGTTCAGGTCCTACAGCTATTGATGGAAGTTTGTTTTTTAATAAAGATAATATTTCAGTTGAGACAGTTGAAATAACATTGACATATACCGGAGATATGGTTGTGTCTGTTTTAGGTAATTGTTGTGAAGCAGAACCTTTAAGTATTGTTGAAGTTGTTATTACTAATAACTCTGAAGCAGGGCAAACAATCCATACTCAATATAGATATACAGATGGAGCTTTTGTTGGTCCATTATTATCTAATTTGGTATTATTCCAAAGCGGAACAGGAACACCTCTTGTATCAAGATACAATATAACCGCAGGATATGTAGGTTCAGGTGGATTCCCAACTCAAGGAAGTACTATGAGATTATCTACAAATAAGATAGTTCCTGATACTTATGATTTTGATATTGCACAAGACAAGTTTAAATACTTAAGAAGTAACACATTACACCCTAATACTGACGTAGGTATTCAAGCTATGTTAGCTGCTTCATCGACTGCAACACCAAACTCAGGTGCGAGTCCATTGTTCTATGCAGACTTTACAGTTCCTGCAAGCACAAGTGGAATATACTTGTATTTAATTTGGGATTTAAGAGATTCTATTCTTGATGAATTATGTTTTGCAGCTACAGCTATAGATGCTTGTTGTGATTGTACTCCGGGAAATTATTATTTGAATGCTACATTTGCTAATTCGACATCTATATTTACTGACGCAAATATGACTACATTTGCAGTAAATGGATTCTACTCTGCTGATGGAATTGTTCGTCAATTAGTAAGTGGTGTATTATTACCTGCTCAAACTTGTAATACTTGTGCAGTTGAAGTAGATTTGTGCTTTGGAGAGAATGCTGATGATGTTTGTTGTTTCTGCGAAACTTATTGTACAGGACCATACAATACATATCTTATATCTAATCCAACTGAATCAGATGTATTGGTAGGATATTATAATGAAAATGGATATTTCCAAGAAATTTCATTACCTGCGGAAACTGTTGATTATCAGTTATGTAGTATAGGTCTTCCGACTTGCAGCAATCCATTAGTTTCGGCAACGATAGTATTTGATTCTTGTGACTGTGTAATACCTTAATTTAATTAAAATATGGCAATAAATTCAACGTTTTATTTAGATGCAGCTGACTTATCGTTGGCTACATCTGTATATTTAGATTCAGCATTATCTTTAATAGCTCCTGATGGAGTTTATGGAGATGGAACAATAACAAGAGAACAGGCTTCAGGTATACTTTTAGCTTCTGCACCTTGCCCTACTTGTGGGACTCCTTGTGGGGATACTATATCGGCAAGCGGGACTTCAGGTATTTACTTACTTAATTTAAATGCAGGAAGTACGGCAGGAGATATAGGAGCTATAATAGTTCAATTTGACCCTCAAAACGTACCTGATGGAATTAGAGTTACTTATGATGGAAATGTTTATAATACATTATGCTCTCCTACAATGGGATTGCTTAAAAGTTCAAATCCTACGGGATTTACGGTTGTCGGTAGTTCTCTTGATGATTGTGGTTTAACGGGAAATATAACTAATATTCCTGCTGCTGTAGAATATCTTTATAATGGAATTTCTTTTGTTGCTACAGGAAATACACAATCTATAACTTTAAATCCGGGAGATATAAATTTAACTTCTCCTGCACCGGGATTTTGTACTATGGTAATACCAAAAACAAGTCCTACACCAAATATACTTAATTTTGAAGTAATAGGAAATTGTGGCCCTACTTCTTGGGACATAATTATAGATTGTCCTACTTTATTACCTTCATTTCAAAGTTCAATAAAAGTAGGAGCTCCAACTGTTCCTTGTGATTCAGAGTTAATTAACACATATTACTTTGCAAGAGTTCACACTCCTGATGATGGTTATTTAGGATTGTATGATTATGTTTTTGAAGACCCTTACGGAGAAACACCTGTAGAGGATGGATATTATCTTGTAGATAGTTTAGCATCTCCAAATCAAGTAATTCGAGTTTTAGACGGAATAGTAAGAACATTATCAACTTGTGTTTAATAAATTATGGAATATACATTATCATATAGCGAAGGAGTAGCCGGTTGGGTATCGTTTTACTCTTATTATCCCGATTGGATGATTGGGATGAATAATTATTTTTATACCTTTAAAGGAGGTAATCTTTACAGACATAATGTAAATAATACAAGAAATACATTTTATGGTGTATTTACTCCAACAACTCTTCAGAGTGTGTTTAATAATTCGGCTCTTGAGAATAAATTATTTAAAACCATTAATTTAGAAGGAGATGCTCCTTGGAGTGCTGCATTAGAAACTGATTTGCAAGTATCAGGATTTATAAATCAATCTTGGTTTGAGAAAAAAGAAGCATCTTACTATGCATTTGTTAGAAATAATTCGATAGGAGAATTTGCATTAAGAAGTTTAAATGGTATAGGTAATAGCCTTACAGTTACAGGTGCAGGTACTACTTCTGCTACAATAAACTTTAGTATATCTCCTTTAATATCAATTGGTAGTATTATAAGTGTAGGAGACTATGTATATTTTGGACATCCTACTCCGAGCTTTGCAGGTCAGGTTACAGCTATAAATGTTGACTTGCCAAATGGTGTAAATCAAATAGTTATAAATAATGCTATGACTTCTCCTACATCTATTCCAATACCAAGTAATGTAAACTTTTTCTTCTACGTTAAAAATTCTGTTGCAGAATCACACGGAGTTTTAGGACATTATTGTACCTTTACACTTCAGAATGATTATACCACTAAAATAGAATTATTTGCAGTTGAATCTGAAATTATGAAAAGTTTCCCTTAATTTTATTATCTTTGTCTCTGTATGGAATTAACTATTAGACAACTTAATGAAAATGACTACCAAGAAATTCTTGTTGATTGGTGGAATGATTGGGGTTGGACACCTCCTGAAAAGGACTTCTTACCTGATAACGGAATGGGAGGATATATTGTTTACGATGACCAAACTCCTATTTGTGCAGGATTTATTTATATTACAAATTCAAGAGTAGCTTGGGTTGATTGGATAATTTCAAATAAAAATTACAGAGAAAAAGATAAAAGAAGAGAAGCTATAAAAATATTAATAGATTCTCTTACAAATATTAGTAAAATGTCAGGTAGTAAATATGCCTACGCTTTAATAAAAAATAACAGTCTAATAAAAACGTATGAAGAACTTGGTTACATAAAAGGAGATTCATATACAAGTGAAATGATAAAATTATTATAAGATGGCAGCAGCAACAGCAATAGCAATCGGAGGATTGGCAATATCAGGAGCGTCTACCGCAATGTCTTTTATTCAAGCAGGAGAGCAAGCTAATAAAGCAAGACAAGCAGAAGCGGATGCCGCAGCGGCAATGGCCGAGGCACGTAAAAAACTTGAAATTAATTATGCTAAAGAAAGAGCTATTAATAAAGAGCCTTATGAGTTAGCACGAGAGGCTTCGCTTTCATCAGGAGCACAAGCTATTCAAGCAGGTTTAGAAAGTGATAGAGGTGCTGAAGCTACAGCAGGAAGAGTTCAAATGGCTCAAAATGAAGCTCAAGCAGGTATTCGTACTGAGATGGGTAAAGAGTTAACTGATATTAATAAAGATATTATCAACGAAGAAAGTAGACTTAGAGACTTAGGTCTTCAAATGGATTTAGGAGAAGTTGAAGGTGCTCAATTAGCCGCAAGAGATGCAGAAGAAGCATCGACTGCCGCTACTATGGAAGGATTTCAAGGATTGGCATCTACAGCTCAACAAGGTTTAGATATGGTTCCTTTGTTTGGTAAAACAGCAGGAGTAAGACAAACTCAAAAATTAGGAGAAGCGGCAGGAAAAACAGGAATCACTCAAGAGCAATTTCAAAAAAATGTTCAAGGATTATCCACTGACCCTAAGTTTGGATACTTATCAGGACTTGGAGGAAAAGATGTTGACTTCAATTCATTTATGGGTGGATTATCAAGAAAACAAGTTAGAGGTGTTGGTAAAGCACTTGGTTATAAAGGATATTAATAATACAATATGGCAACATACTACAAATATGCAGAGCGTGATGCCGACTCCCAAATAAATTGGGCCGAGGTCGGTAAAGGTTTGAGCGATATGCTCCAAGAAACCAATCGTATAAGAGAAGAAAAGAAAACTGCTTTAGACGAGGCTCAGCGTGAGACGATGAATTATCTTGCTGAGACTCCAAATGGAGAACACGTTGGAGCAAGACAAAATATTTTAGATTTTGCAGACCAAGCATCTAATAGAATGAGAATCGCAAAGAAACTTATGGAGCAAGGTCAAATGAGTGTAAAAGACTATACTGTATTTCGTCAAAATCTTACAGATAATACAAACCTTGCATTCAATGCTAATAAAGCTTATCAAGAAAATTATGCTGATGTAATGAGTGGTGTTAGAGATAAGAAATATTCTCAATTAACTTCAGAAAATTATGCAGAGGTTGAAGGTTTTGGAAATTGGAAAAACATTGGTTTTCAGATAAGTCCTAATGGAATTGTTATGGCCGGTAAAATGATTGAAAAAGATGTTGATGGTAAAAAAGTAAGAGCGTTAGATAATACTCCGGAAGGATTGAGAAGTATGGATTACCTAAACCAAGCTATTTTATCTAAAATTGATTTCTATGATTATGAGCCTAAAGTAAAATCTTGGACAGAAAGTTTAGGAAAAGAAAAACAAACAATAATAGAACTTGGTAAATTACAAAAACAAGGTAAAATAACAAGTATTGAAGATATTACAAGTAGAACAAATTTAGTTCCCGGAACAAAAGATGTTTTATATTCATTTATAAATGCTGAAAATGCTAAAATAGATGAAATAGTTGGAGATGATTTAGATGCTTCTCGTATTCTTGTAGACAGTGCTATAATAGCTCCTAATAATAAACCATATAGGTCTACTACAAGTGAAAAAGATGCTGCAGAAAATCCTGAAGCGATATTAAAAGTAGTTGACACTGATTCAGGAGGTTTCGTATTTAAACCAACTGAAACACAAAAAAATGACGCAAGAGATTTTATTAGAAATCAAATGAGAAGTCAATATAACTACGAAGAGGAAGGTCAAGTAGTAGGACAGGTATCAAGAGATGATGAGCCTGAATGGAAAGCTAAAAAAGGAGAAGAAGAGAAAACTGCAGCAAATGCTGCTAATATGCTTGGTAAACTTTGGTTTGGAGATAATAATCAAGTAGGTTCTGCTATTGATTACTTCAAAGGAATGAAAAACAGCAAGGGAGAAATTATGTTTAAAGACATACAAAGAGATGGTAAAGGAATCAATATCGTTCTACGTGATGGTTCAACCGAAAGAATTAGCTTTACAGATGCAAATGGTAAAAATCGTACTCAAGAAGACTTTATACGTTCAGCAGGTCCTTTATTAGCGGGACAATTAGATGTTAATAAAGCATTACAAAAAGGTTCGTATCAAAAAGGAGCTAAGTTTAATAAATACTCAACAGGAAGAGCAACTACTAAAGAGAAGTATACAATACCTAATTCTGTTGTATCACTTCCTTCTCAAAGAGCCGTTCAAAATATTAAAACATATTTACCTCAAGGATTCGATGCAGTTGATACAGGTACTTTAAATCCATTTTCTGATAGACAAGCAAATGAAGTTACAGTAACTGCTCCTAATGGTAAAACTTATGTTGTTAAAACGAAAATTTCAGGAAGCTCAAAAGAAGGTATTACTGCTCAAGCCAATATAGTAATGGGTCTTGAGAAGTTTATAGAAGAAAATTCAGGAGAAGCAACTCAAGGAGAAGCAACTACAACAACAGCACAAGGAGGAAGAACAAGATAAAATATAAATTATGCCGGATTTAAGACAAGCACTAAGAGACTTTGTAGCCACTTCTAATAGTGGTAAATATTCTGATGAAGAAACTTTAATGTCAAAATTCCCTGAATTAAAAGGATACGATATTCAAGCATTAAGAGACTTCGTTGCTACTTCTAATAGTGGTAAGTACGCAACTGAGGATGAATTATTTTCAAAATTTCCTGAGTTTAATCAAGGAGTTCCTTCAAAAAAAAAATTCGCTTTGGATTCGTCTTCGGAAGATGGTTCATTGGAATCCAAGAAACCGATTAAACCACTTTCAGAAATGCCTGTACTGACCCAAAAAGGGTTTGAACAGGCTATGAAAAATGCTCCTAAGAACGATACTGAAAGATATTTTAGAAACCAACAAAGAGAATATCAAAAAACTTTAGAAGTATCTAAGAAAACAAAAGCACTTCAGATTGAAGAAAAAAAGAAAGAGCTTGAAGAACAGAAAGAAGCAGAAAAAATAAATCTTGGCCTTAGAACAAGAAAAGACTTTACTACTACATTAAATTCTGTAGTAAATTCAAATCTTACATCTAAAACTGAGGAAGATGCTATAAATGATTTAAGAAAAAACTTTGAGAAATACGGAATTGTTTTTGAAGAATCAGGATTTGGTACAGATAAAATAATCGCAAGAACTTTAAATGGTAAGAATTCTATAGAAATAGATTTTGATAATTGGACTCAAGGAGGAAATGTTGAGGCTGCTAATAAATTAAAAGATTTCATTAGTAAAAATGCATCAGAAACAAATCGTGCTCAGACAGGAGATGCTTTATCAAATTCATTAAGAGCTCAAAAATTAAGAACTGTTGGGAGATTAAATCCTGATGGAAGTGTATCTACTGTTAAGTTTACATCTTTTGAAGAAGATGGTAAGTTTAAAGTAATACCAACTTTATTCCCAAAAGACCCAAATAATTATTCTACTAATCCAAACTCTTGGACAGAACTTCCATTTGCAGATGCTCTTAAATTAGCAAGAGAAAGAGGAGAAGTATTTGAGTTTAAAACCGATAAAGAAGCAAAGGAATTTGCTAAAGGAGATTGGAAAGATGTTAGTCCTGTTGATATTGAGGCTGATAAATTCTATAAGGAACGTGGTCTTGATTATATGTCTAATAAAAAAGCATACGAAGAGTATGTTAAAGTTAGAGATATGGTTGATTTTATTGAAGAGCATAGTAACGATAGAATGATTAAATCTGACAAATACCCAAGTCTTATTGTAAATGGAAGACTTCGTTCAGATGCTGACAAACTATTAGAAAAATATAAAAAACAAGAGTCTGAATTAAGAGGTCAAGTTTTTGATGCAGGTTTTATATCTGAAGGTAAGATACAAAAAACAAGAGAGGAGTTTGATGAGTATTTAGGTAAAAAGCAAAATCAAGTAGCTTCAGAAGCTGCTAAATTAAATGCAAAAGCAAAAGCACAAGCTACAAAAGCTGAAATTGATGCTGTTGATAAGTTTGGATTATCTGTAAAAGATTTAATGAAATACAATCCTAAAAATGAGGAAGAGGCTGCTTTAAAAAATAGTATTATAGATACTTATGAAGATTCTAAAGTAACTCAAAGTTATGCCGCAAAGAAATATGAAAATGCTAAAACTTATTTTGATGCTAAAGTAAATAAAGAAATTAAAGGAGAATACGAAGACAATTGGTCTGCATTTTCAAACTCAGTTAGTGATGCCTATAAAAACGGTAAAGCTGCTGAACAAATATTAGGTTTTACATTAGGATTAAAAGATATAAATAGCGCTACTGATAGAGCAGAAGCTGCTCGAATAATAGTTGAAAATCTAACAAATCAATCTAAAAACTCAAATAGAGTTATGTCTCGTTGGCAACAAGCTTCAGGTTTTTCTGAAGGTTTTGATGTTTTTTTAGACAATCCTTTTGAGTTAATGAGTACAATGGCTGCTACAAGTTTAAGCCAAATTTTACCATACGGAATGAAAATAGTTCCGGCAACAACAGCTGCAGGAGCAGGTACAGGAGCTGCTATTGGAGCAACAGGTTTTCTTGCAGGTCCAACAGGTATAGTATCTACTCCGGGAGGAGCTATTGCCGGAGGAATTCAAGGTTTTAGAGGTGGTATGGCAGCGACAAGTTTAGCTATGGAATACACAAACTCAATACTTGATGTAATGAGAGAAAAAGGTGTTGACATTACTAATCCACAACAGGTAGAAGCGGCTCTTAGTGATAAACAGATTTGGGAAGAAGGAGGAGATAGAGGTTTAAAAAGAGGTATTCCTATTGCTGTTGTTGATTATCTATCAGCAGGTCTTGCCGGTAAAGTATTTAAACCTGCGAGTGCAATAGCAAGTACAGGAAGTAAAGTAGCTACTCAGGTTGCTGAGCGTGCTGTATTTGACCCTTTAGCAGAAGCTACAGGAGAATTTTCAGCACAAGTATCAGCAGGTCAAACTATTGATTGGAAAGAAATTTCTGCTGAGGCATTAGGAGGTATAGGTAATAATAGTTCTAATATGGCTATTAATACTTATAGAAATATTAAAAACAATAATAATGTAAATATTGCAAATAATTTAACCGATATATCATTCTTAGGTAATGATTCTGCATCTGATGAAAGAATCTCTACTTGGGCAAAT